CCCCAAAGGGCCTCCCCGGTGTCGAAAGATGCCAGCATCGTGCTCTCTGGTTCCAATAGGTCAATGCAGTGCATCAACCTCGGGACCTTAGTCGAAATATGGAAAATCCATGGTAGGTTATGTTCTGCAACAGCGTGATCTCAGTATAGTACCCCCCGGTTTTTCAGATCCAATTCTGAAAGGTTACCGGTCGTACTTTCTTCAGCTGCCGAATGGCACTGGGGCTGAATCCGCTATTGCGTCTATAATCTCATCACAGCGCACCCGATCATGGCGATCGGGTGGGGCAAACGGTGAACAAATCGATGATTATCACCAGATCTTGGCTGATAATGTCGAACAGTTCAATTGGCCGTTTGATACGGGACACGAGTTTAGTACTCATACTGTTAGCGAACTTGTTAACAGTCATGATGACTATATCGTCCGAAATGGCTACGGTGGATCATACTACCGCGGCCCTCTTTTCGCTATTGATCCTGTGCCATTCTGGACAGGACACAATTCAGCGGACGGACATGATCGTGTTACCCTACCCTCTCCTGCTGTTGATCTGGCTTTGGGGACTAAACTCCTCCGCCAGACACAACCTGGAAAGGCCCAGGCGAATCTGTCGCAACTTATCCTCGAAACATTGAGGGATATGCCTCGGATTCCATTTGAGTCCTTTGACAAACGTCTGTTTGATAGAAAGAACCTACCTAAAAACATAGGTTCTGAATATCTAAATACAGTGTTTGGCTGGGCCCCATTGGTTTCCGATGTTCTCAAAGTGTGTGAGGCCATCGTGAAAATCGATGACACTCTCGCACAGTACCAGCGTGATGCTGGCCCTGAGAAGACAGTACGTCGCTCTCGCAGTCTCGAGCCGGTTAGGACAACCGAGTTTAATGTTGTTAATTCTAATATTAAACTTGGTTTCCCTCTAGGTCCTGAGGCGCAATATCCCGGTCTGGAGTTGTTCTATGACTCCACAGGGACATTCCCTTATAAACCTAATGGCCAGCTCGGAACTCGTGGCGAACTCACAGAAACTACCAATACCTATGAAAAGTATTGGTTCGTTTCGCGATGGATGTATTACCTTGGATCGGATTCTCCGGTCTTTGGGAACCTACGTCGTATCGCTCAGCTTGCAAGGAAAACTCTAGGCATTCGTCTAGACCTTGAGCTGTTGTGGGAGCTCGCACCATGGACTTGGCTTTCTGATTGGTTCGTTAATATTGGCGACATTCTTGCCGTCAGTACAGCGATCGCTCAGGATAGCCAAGTGTTGCAATACGCCTACTTGATGCATGAGACTCAAGTCTCTATCGAGTGGACGCACAGTGGGGTCATCCTTGCGGGTGTCCCTACTGGGCCCATCTCAACCCTTCTCACTCAACGAAAGAAGGAAAGAGTGCGTGCAACTCCATATGGATTTGGCGTGAACTTGGGGGGGCTCACCCCCTCTCAGGTTGCCATCCTCGCATCCCTCGTAGCCTCAGGCTACAATGGGAGCAAACTGTAACAGACCTGACTAGGTCATATAGGTTACAGGATGTCTTATCTCATAAATGATAAGCGTCAACAGTCTGTCAAAAACGGACTCTAAACACCATCTAACAAGATAAGGAGAACGCAAACTGTGTTCACTGACCCTCAAAGTATCGATCCTGGAACTGGCGCGGTTTCTCTTCCGAGAATCCCGTCAGATAAGCCTGGCACTGGTGAATTTCTCAGTGCTGATGGTACCCTCTTGATGTCCGTTCGCCACACACGTGGCAAGCGTACCTCTTCGAGCGTCCAGGTTCGACTCAACAAACTGGTGACGGATCCGCTCCGCCCGGCCGATTATAAGCCGGTAGAAGCATTCGTCACTCTCGCTGTCAGTAAGCCCCTTCAGGGTTTCACCGCCGCCGAGCTTCTTACTTTGGTGAACGGACTGCTTGCCAACATGGCAGCAGGGACGGACGCCAATAAGAAGAAACTGCTGGGACTGGAAGCTTGATCAGTATCACAGGAGTGATCCTGGGTATCCTGATCTTTAGTCTTCTAGTTACGGTAATCCTTCTGGGTTACTTTGCCTTTACGGGACCTCGGTCCCGAAGGCATTAAGGGTCTAAAGAACTGCAGTTTGCTATGGATTAATAGCCTTTGAAAGGGGCATTAATGAATAGCCAAACACTAACAGTTCTCCTGACTAAGGTCGTCAGAGAATCTGGCGATCTATGTGGTATCGACACCACTCAAGATATTAAAACCATCTTGAGTCGAGTTGAACACGAGGGTGAGGAGTTTTATTTCCTCACTCTAGCAACCTTCTTCAAAGACTTGCAAAGGTCTTTGGATCGAGGTTATGTAGCCAGTGACTTGTTTCTCCCATTCAAGAGAGGCAAGTCGAAACTCCCCGTTTTCTTGGGTGGGTTTCTACGGCTCGTGTTCGATGAAGGTGATGGTCGGATACTCGACACCGCCGACTGCTCGGAAGCAGCGGACGCTATCAGATGCATGTTCCAGATCTCTGGACTGCTAAAGAAAGTGGAACTTGAATGCTCCCCCGAAAGGGTGCAAGCAGCAAAAGTTAGGTATGTCGAGAACGATGCGTTCGTCCTTTCTCATCGTGACAAGGTGACTCGCGAAATGCGGGATGCCTTTGTTACAATGGGGTGGCATTTGTTCGGAGATGTCTTCTCAGATGTCAATCGAGAGATTGATAGAGAAGAGCTCCGACCTATCCACGGACCAGGCGCTACAGCAGATCGTCTTAAGGGAAACCAAAAGTACGATCCTAAGAAGCAATCCTGGCCTGCCAGGTTGGAAACCATATTCCCGCAAGGGAGGTATGGTTATTCCAGCTACTCCATCTATTCAGATGAGGTAGAGGCAGGAAACGCAGTGCCTGGAACTGAGATACCTTCAAGGCTATCTTCAGTCCCTAAAACGCCGTTGACCCCCAGGTTAATTGCCCTCGAGCCCACTGTTATGCAGTACGCACAACAGTCGCTTTTGGACAGTTTCCACCGGGCAATTTCTAGTCGCAAGATTAGAAATATCATGTCCTGGGACGATCAAGTACCAAACCAAGTACTTGCTCTCCAGGGATCCTACCCAATGAAATACGTTACACGACGTAACGCAACTCATGTAGGATTTGCAACGCTAGACCTTAGCGATGCATCGGATTTGGTCGACAGTCAGCTTGTGCAGGACATGGTCAGGGGCTACCCTCTCTTGCGAGAGGCGCTTATGGCCGTGAGATCCACACATGTTGACATAGATGGCAAAGTCCTAAGACTAGCCAAATATGCGTCTATGGGTTCAGCTGTTTGCTTTCCGATTGAGTCAATAGTTTTTACAATATTGACTTTCATTGGTTTGCAGAAAGCATATCCCACCATCCGCCCATGGAATCTCCTCGCGGAGTTCGATGGGTTGGTGCGCGTGTACGGGGACGACATCATTGTCCCAGTACGAGCGGCCCAATCAGTGGTACAGACCCTCGAAGCTTTCGGGCTTAGAGTGAACGGTACCAAGTCTTTCTGGACAGGAATGTACAGAGAGTCTTGCGGAAAGGAATACTTCGCCGGCTTTGACGTAACCATCGCCAAAGTTCGTCACGAACTTCCTTCTACACTGAAACCTATAGCGGGACAGGAACAAGAAATTGTCTCCACTGTTGAGCTTAGGAATAACCTCTTTTCGAGGGGTTATCATTCCACAGCTAAATGGTTGGACAAAACCCTGGAGAAGGTCCTGAACGGACATTATCCTGTGGTTCTTGAATCCAGTCCTATACTTGGGCGCGTCGACGGTACCGGTGTGTACTACACCGATACGTACGATAGAAACCTCCAAACCCCAATGGTTAAGGGTTATAGAGTAATTTCACGTAAGCCATCGAGCAAGCTTGATGGTTACGGCGCCCTGGTGAAGACGCTTGGAAAAAGATCTGAAGATCCGATCTTCGATCCCAAGCATCTGCTACAGGCTGGCAGGCCCCGAGCCCTGCGCATAAAGCTCGGGTACGCAAAGCCGTTTTAAAGAGGCTAGCGTATAAAACGTGATCTAGCAGAAGCTTGACCACAAGGCAGCACTGAGTGCTGGCTGATCCGGTGACGGACAGCGGAG